GCCTGTGCTTGAAGGACAGAAGGAAAACTTGGGATTTCAAAGCGTGTTGCCGAGCAGATATCACAAGGTTCAGAAACTAGAAGAGTTGTCTCGGTTTGATGCTGCTTCAAACATAATGAACGGGATCGTTTCTTCACACCTAACGGTTCACGATCTGGTGCGTAAAGAACACAGAGAACATGAGTTCTATGAGAGCGATGTGTTTGATTCCACCCGTAAACTTGGAAATGAGCCGCACTTCAGGGCAAACGATCCCGAAGAAGCGCGTGTGTTGTCTAGGGGGACTTCGTATTTCTACCTGCCGTCAACTCCCTATACGGTATACGATGGGGCAAATTCTATTTTAGACAACCACCAAGTAGAGTCGCTGTATCAAAAGCGCAAATACCACATGAACTCATTTCTTACACAGAAACTAGTCATACAGGTGTTTGGAGACAGCAGGCGGCGGGTGGGAGACATTATTGATCTTGGTGTGTTCAAGCCACAGAGCGATGTCACAGCACTAGACGACAAACAAGACAAAAATCTCAGTGGTCAATACATGATTACAAGCATTAAACACAGTCTTGCGGGATCGTATAGTTGCAAATATGAACTATCTCGGAACGGAATGGGGGTCTGATGAGAGGCTTTTTAGGAAAAGAAGGATTTGTGTGGTGGCACGGGGTGGTGGAAGACACTGCCGATCCGCTGTTGATTGGCAGATGCCGAGTCCGTGTGTTTGGATTCCACTCAGCAGACAAGACCGAACTTCCTACTGAAGCACTGCCGTGGGCATATCCCATGCAGCCCCTTACCAGTGCTGCTCTTTCAGGAATTGGAACTTCTCCCACGGGGCTTCTTGTTGGTTCCCATGTGTTTGGATTTTTCCGTGACGGAGAAGAAGCACAAGACCCTGTGATGATTGGTTCGTTTGGCGGCATTCCGATGACTGCTGCGGACACAAACAAAGGCTTCAATGATCCTAGCGGCAAGTATCCTGCCACCGATGCGGGTGTTGAGGAAAAGAAATTTCCTATGGGCGTATCTGTTGTTGGAGAGCAAGACACCAATCGCCTTGCCCGAAACAACGACGAGAATCAGATGCGCGGAGCAAATGCAGCGTATCGTGCGTCTACCACGGATCGTGCGGTTCAAAGCACACCCAACATGGCAGGAAAGTCCCGATGGAGCGAACCCTTCACTCCCTATGCTGCCGCCTATCCAAAAAATCATGTTCGTTACACCGAAAGCGGACATATAGAAGAATACGACGACACACCAGGGAAAGAGCGCATTCACCAATACCACAACTCTGGCACTTTTTGTGAAGTGGCAAACGGTTGGGAGCGAGCGGTAGACGGAAGCATTATCAATCCTGATGGAACCCGAGTTCAGAGAATTGTGGGAAACGATTACGAAATAATTCACGGAAACAAGAAGGTTCACATCAAGGGCGGACAGGGTTTGAATTTGGTTATTGATGGTGCAGTCAATATCACCATAAACGGTGGCGGAAACATAGAAATCAACGGCAACACTAATGTGCTGGCTAACAATGATGTAAACCTTCAGATTGAAGGAACTCTGAAGGCATCAGGAAAGACTATTGAGTTCTATGCGGACGGGGACATTGGCTTCTCTGGCAAAACTATTTCCTTTATTACTGATAATTCAGTCATGGTTATGCAGCAAGGCAAGCGCATAGAGGTGAACTCTGGTGAGCCTGTGCTTAATCCGAAGCGCGTAAATGTCAAAGGAGGCGGGGGATGACCAATCCAATGGACTACAAGGGCAGACACCGTAAATATGTGCCAGGCACATCGGAATATGTCGTGTATTACTATGGAGATTTGGTTGAGCGAAACGGGGTTTCATATGTTTGTGCTGTTCCACAGACTTCTGGATATCTGCCCGAAGAAGCGGAGTCTGGATTTATCATAGTAGGAGATGGTGTTGGTGCAGGAGTCACGCTTGGAGACATAGACGGAGGAACTTACAATGCCTAGTTTTGGCGTTTGCCGTGCGAACATAGATACCGCTGGAGGAATGATCCTTGTAGGAAATCCTTCATTTTTTGTTGATGGATTTGCCGTTGCGGTTCAGGGAAATCCGGTAAAGGATCACGGGATCAATGAACACAATAATGCAGTAATGGAGCAGGGAAATGCAAATTTCGTTGTTGGTGGGATTCCTGTTTGCACAACTGCCAGTCAAGCAAGTTGTGGACACAAGCCCACTGGGTCAGGAACTTTTTTCATAGGTTGATTTATGGCTGAACAAACACCATGTCCATGCAAGCAAAAAGTGTCTGAAGGCGAAAAGGGCATTCTTAATTTTGGATTGAGCAACGAAATGCTCAAGAATCCAAATGCCGCAGCCATTGGTGCTGTTCGTCAGTTGGGCGGACGGAATGGTGGTCGCCTTGCAGCGATGATTGAACAGGCAGGCGGCGGAGGTGTACCAGGACAATTGCCTTCTCCACTGGTACAAGCACTTCCTTCTCTTCAGCGTGGAAAAAATGGAATAGATCAGATGTCTACTCTCGTAGACGGGTTTGCAGCGGAATCCGAGCGTCTGTCTACTCCTCAAGGGCTGCTGTCCACCATAAGCAGTCTGAGCCTGTTTGGGGAATTGAGTTGTGCTCTTGGAATTGAGGGGCTAGACATTGGCGTGGGATTGAATGTGGTGAACCAAAACGGTCAATTTGCCATACAGGGAGCAGTTGCCGCAAATATTGATCTAGAGAAGGTACTGAACAATTTTGACGGAAAGTCGGGAACCGATCTAGCCAACGCTGTTCAGGAACTACAGGCAGGATTGGATTCTGCGTTTGCCAAACTAGACGAAGTGAATGGCAAAATAAACGAGTTGATGGATCAAGCCGCTGCCATACAGAACGCTGCGGCAGACTTTATTCAAAAATACACAGACATCAGTGCCCTTGCCAGTTTGGTGGATCTAGCGAACAACGATCCCTGCTTCAAACTAGGCAGCACAGTAAACGGTAGTTTGGTAAGCCCACAATTTATTAATACTGTCCGTGGAGGCTCACCCACAGGGTTCGGATCAGGAGGTTTCCGATGATGGCATCCACAGCAGTAACATTCAAAGACTTCTTTCTCATGTCTGGCGAAGCCGTTGGAATATTTGTAATTGGATTGATCGTGGGAATAGTGGGTGTGATACGCAATCAAAAATTCAAGCCAAAGTGGTCACCCTCAACGGAGCGCAGATTTGTGGAGCAACACAGCCAAATTCACGAACTGCTCACAGAGATGCGTGTAACTGTTCGTGCGTGCAGATGCTTGGTCTTTCAACTCCACAATGGCGGATCATTCGCTGACGGCACATCCATAAAGCGGTTTTCTGTCACACACGAGTCTTGTGACACGACAATTCCTAGTATTCTGTTGGATTCGCAGGATGTTCTGCTTACCCGATACATGGATATGGTTGCGGTCATGGACACACAGCCTTCGCGGATCATCAAAACAGATTCGCTGTCCCCGTCCGCTTTTCGTTCGGGGCTTGAGATAAATAATGTGGAGTATTTCACGGTAACTCCACTGAAGTGCTTGGACGGGATTACTCCGCTTGGTTTTGTGTTCTGTCATTGGTGTTCGGCTGAACCCCTTGACGCGATAGAGAAAGAAGGCATCTCACAGGACAAGTTGGAGCAAGTAATATCTGAAACCGCTCACGAAATAAACACGCACTTGGCATACAACGCAGGGAAAAAGTAATGGCTCTACGAGCAGTAGGGAACGGAACACCAGTATTCACGGACATTGATCCAAACTTCACGCGCAGCGCGAAGACGGGTGATCTGTTGACCCTGCGGGACGATAGTGCCATACGAACATCTCTCCGAAATCTGCTGTCTACTGCATTCGGGGAGCGGCTGTTTCAACCCACCATCGGCGGATCGCTGCGTCCGCTCCTGTTTGAACCCATCGACTCCATTACAACAATGGAAATTCGAGATCGGGTTTTGAATACCATTCTCAACCACGAACCCCGTGTTTCAAATGTGCTCGTTGATGTGGTTGCTCTTCCAGACGAAAATCAATACACGGTAAGTGTTGAATATGCAGTTGTTGCTGTGGGCAGGACAGACCGAATTGCGGTTGTATTAGAAAGGCTCCGCTGATGGCTAACAACAGTTTCAACATTGTGGGTTTGGACTTTGATGACGCAAAGGCTTCGCTCAAGGCGTATTTGCAGTCACAGGACACCCTCAAGGACTACAACTTTGATGGATCTGTTCTCAGCACTGTTCTTGATGTGCTTGCCTACAATACCCACTATCAGGCATTTTACGCGAACATGGTGGCTAATGAGATGTTTCTTGACAGCGCCGTTTTGCGTCCCTCGGTTGTTTCCCATGCAAAGGCTCTAGGATATGTGCCATCTTCCCGCCGCGCTTCCAAAGCAGTTCTTGGAGCGTCCGCAGCAGGAGCGTCTGAAAGCACTTACTTGGCACGCGGCACGGAGTTCATTGGCACGAATGATGCAGGAACTCAGTATCGGTTTGTTTTGCTTGATACAGTTTACGCCAATGCTGCAAAACAATCTTTCGAGAACATGAGTGTCTATGAAGGCACTCTGCGTCGAATGAGTTATGTGTATGACCCTTCGAAGAAGATCAGTTCTGTCCTGCTGATTCCAAACGACAAGATTGACACCAACACAATCAAGGTGCGCGTAAAGGCATCTGCAACAGACAACACGGGTCTAGAAGAGGCATGGGCATACGCCAGTTCATACATTGATCTTACACCCACATCAAAGGTGTATTTCCTACAGGAAAAAGAGACTGGAATGTATGAACTGTATTTTGGTGACAACTTCTTGGGAGCGCAGCCTGCTGCCGGAAGCGTGGTTATTGTTGAATATTTGGAGACAAACGGGGATGCCGCAAACGGAATCTCTCGGTTCACATCGGCAGTGAGTGGTTTGAGCAACATCACAGCAGCATCAATTTCGTCCGGCGGTTCTCCGGAAGAGAGCGTTTCTCGCATCAAGTTTTTGGCTCCGAAGTTTTATACTGCACAAAGCCGTGCTGTCACAGAAGATGATTACTCTGCTGTAGTTCAAAAAGAATACCCAAACACAGATTCGGTTTATGTGTATGGAGGAGAAAGCATGAATCCTCCACAATACGGAAAGGTTATGATTGCAATAAAACCAAAATCTGGATCGGCTCTTACCCGAGAAGAAAAAACCTCTCTAGTTTCGTCACTTAAGAAAAACCGATCTGTTGTCACCGTTACTCCAGAGATCGTTGATCCCGATTACATTGATTTGGTTTTGGCTTCCACTGTAACATACAATCCTGCTCTTACTTCAATCGGTGCAGGAACTCTGAAAGCCCTAGTAGTTGCTTATTGTTTTACTTACTCTGCCAGTTCTCTTGAGCGATTCGGATCAAACTTTTACCTGTCTAAAC